AATTCTAATTGTTTTTATATATCATCCACATTAGTACTACTGTTAAAACTAAGAAATAGAATATGGGCGAACACATAGAGACTATTTAGTGTAGATCAGGATCTCTTCCAAAACCCGACTTAACACTACTAACTTCGAATGATTCGTATCTGAGCTGTAGATGAGGGTGTGTATCACGCATTGTTTCTATATATTGCTGTACTTCGTCAATACTGTTTACAATATCAATCTCATTATCGAGATTGTCTAATATTCGATATCTTGTAATCATATAGAGTTATTTAATAAGTATTTCTGAGTTCAAAAGTATAAATATAATTAATCGGGAGTTAAACTATGAAAGTATATGACATTTTAGTAGAATCTAAGAAAACAAATAAAGTAGACGAAGGTCCTCTTAGATTTTTAAAGAGAACGCTAGGTAAAAATACTGGCATGGGAAAAGCCGCACAATTAGATGTGGAAATTGACAAAGAAGTTAAAAACGTTTTTAAAGACTACTATGCAGTAAGCAAGCAAGATCCTAAACAAAAAGGCATGACTGCACAAGGTCTTGCTAAATTTATTGCCGCAAAAGGATTTGTAAGTAGTCCTAAAGCAGTAATGCAGTATATTAATCAAGATCCTAGTTTAGGAAGACAATTAGCTAAAGGCGGAAAAGCTATTAAGAAAAAAGTTAAATCCGGAGCGGCCGCTGTTACAGGCGCGGCAAGCAAACTCAAACAAAAATTAGCTCCTAAAGATACTGGACTAACTCCTCCAGGAGCACAAGGCAATTTAGACCTTGCAGGCGGAAAAATGAACCAAAGTATGTACAGTGAATCACAACTAATGGAAGTTGATGCACAATTATCAAAAGGTCAAGTTATGAAAGTAATTAAACGTTTTGTACAGCAAGGGTTCCAAGCAAATCTAGGTAAAAGCGGAGCAGTTAAGAGAAGTGCATACGGAGATGCTCCAGATGGTGCAGAAGCTCCTAAAGCAGATAAGCAGTCTAAGGTTGATAAGGCTCTTGATATAGTTAAAAATGCAGGGTATACAATATCTGGCAAACCAGCTTTAATTAAAAAATAATCCTACCAAAACGGCTGTTGAATCTTTTTAGCAGTTTCTAAATTTTCTTTGATAATATCGTTAAAGATGTCTTGATCCTCGCGACACAGTAAGTATGCGTCATCGAGTTGTAACCCACCACGCATCCACCAAACTAACTTCATAATGTTATGTTTGATTTCTTTGACCTCGTTTTCGAGGACCTTAACCTCGCTTAGGATTTTGTCGAGGCTCCATGTTAAGATCCTTAGCCGAAAAAATTACTCTGATCAAAAACAATTGGTATTTCGTAAACCTTTGATGCACCTGCTTCGATCTCTTCTGGTGTTGCAGTAACTTGTAAAGGTTTTTGTGTAAACCTTTCTTTTTGCTCTTTAATATAATCAGCAATTTGATTATATGTTTTTGCTTCAGCACCTTCTAAGAATTCTCTTAGGTACTTTGGATTAGTTACAGCTTCGTCATCACCATCAGGTTGGATAGCAACTACATTAGCAACTACTGCATTAATATTAATGTCAGTTAAATTAGCAAAACTTTTTTGGAACCTTTCTAACTTTAAGCCGTCGTCTAATGAATCATCATTAACTGTGCTAAAAATACGTTGTTCCTCAAATGCTTTAATTGCTTGTTGTGTTGACAACTGATATGTTGCAGGTTTAATTTGTACTTTAAAACCGTCAATTTGAAAAGTATCAACATACTCTGTACTAATTAAATTATCAAAGACAGTTTGCAAGTTTAACTGAAAATCTTTTGTAATTTCAGTTCCTGGAACAGTAGCACTTAGATCAATTGTTTCTCCAAAGCTAGCCATTCTAATAGCAACTAGAATTGCATCTAAGTCAATACTAGGTGTTTGCCATGCATCTTTGATATTTGGCATACAACTTTGAATCACTTCAACTGTTGCTTGCCCATTTAATAACGCATCTGGTGTTTTAAATGTAATCTCATCTTTAGCAGTCATTGCAAAAACTGGATATTCTCCGTTTTCTGTTTTTGACAAAGCGTTCTGCGGCCAGTAATGCCCTTCACTCGGCAACTTAATATAGATCTTAGGTTGTCGTAAATGTTTAACTAATGGGTTACCAACTGGGGCTTGCACCGGTATTGGTTGAGCTTGTGTCGGCGGCATCGGCGGAATTGCCGGGTTTTCTGCTGACGGTTGCTGAGGCATACCCATTTGCATACCTTTATTTCCCATGTTTGGTGGGATATTATTATCTACCATGTTTATATCTCCTGCTAAATACTATTGTAATAGCATACATATTTATAGCTATATATAATGTGAGTACTTAATAAATGGCAGTAAAAATTGATATTCCAGGAGTTGGAGAAGTAACAGCTGAAAATGCGGCTTCAGAAAGAACTCTTAGAGAAATACTTAAAGCATTAGGCGGTAAAACACCTACTGGGCAAACTGGTAGTGCTGGCGGCGGCGGTCCTAGTAAAGAAGCAAGTGAAGCTTCTAAAAAATTTGCTAAGAATACTAAAGATGCTAGTGAAGAAGTAGAAAGTTTTGGCGGAAGATTAGCAAGTATTACTGGCGGAGTACTTAATTCTCTTATAGCAGGCCTAGGGGCAGTAGTAGGAGCAATACCAGGATTAGCTACTGAATTAGCCTTTGGTGGACAGCAATTATCAGATTTTACAAAACATCTTCCTATTCCAGGACTTACAATGTTATCTGGTTTATTAGATGGACAAATTAATAGTTTTAGACAACTTACACAAACAGGTGCTAGTTTTGGTAACAGCATGTTTGAAATTACTAGAATTGCAGGCGAAGCGGCAATACCACAACAACAGTTTATTGAACTAGTTAGTCAACAAGGCGAAAGTTTACGTATATTTGGTAACACAGTTGGAGATGGTGCTAAACGTTTTGCAAGTCTCTCAAAAGAACTTAGACAAAGTCCATTAGGTACAAGATTAAGAGAAATAGGATTTACATCTGAAGAACTAAACGAAAACTTTATAAACTACAGTGAGTTAATGCAAACATCTGGTAGACGACAGTTTATGACAGACAAACAATTAATTGAAGGCTCATTAAAATACTCATCCGAACTTGATAAAATTTCCAAACTTACAGGTAAAAGTCGTAAGCAGATGGAAGAAGAAATGAAGCAGAAAAATTTGGATATCAGACGCCAAATGGCAATCAACAAATACGGTGAAGAGTTTGGTTTAAGATTACAACAAATATCTGCAACATCGCCAAAACTAGAAGCGGCTATTCTTGATATGGCAGATGGAGTTGCAAACGATCCATTGACAAAACAGTTAATGGCCAACAACGCAAGTTTTAGAGAACAAGCTAAAAATGTACAGAATATGACTGCTGAACAAGCCAACAACTTTATGAAGAATGTTAGAGATGATGGTGTGGCATTTGCTAACACATTAGGCGATGCTGGTGTACAAGCAAGTATTGCGGCAGGATCTAGTGTTGGTGCATACAATGAGTTAACAGGTGAACTAGGTAGAGTTCAAAAAACAGTAACAGGTGCAACCACTGCTGAACAAGATAAACGTGATAAGATTACAGCAAAGATGGGTACATTTGCTGAGACAGTAGCAACAATACAAGGTAACATACAAGCGGCAATAGTTGACAGTGGAATTTTTCAAGACTTATCTGATAAAATTGCAGACTTTTTACCTACTACTGAAGAAGCTAAAACAATGTACGAAGATGCTAGTAAGTATTTTACAACGAACATTATGCCAGGTCTAAGTAGCCTATGGGATTGGATCACTGGTGAAGGAATGGACGCAATGACCGACGGCGTAGGCGGTATGTGGAACTATGTTAAAGACACACTATGGCCTAAAGTAAAAGAGATATTTAAATATCTTACAGATCTATGGGCTAAACTTACACCTAAGATAGATGCATTTTTTGCTGAAGGTGGAACGTTTGATAAAATGATGACAACGTTTACAAAGTTATATGAAGAGTATGCACCAAAAATTACTGAATTTTTTAGCTTATTGTTTTCTAAAGATGGAATAAAGAATTTATACGAAGCCTTTAAAGACAAAATTATTAATGCGTTTGGAGATTTAACAGAAGGTATTGGTTGGCTTGCACTAGGTGGATTTATAACCTTTAAATTAATTAAAATGATAGCAAAATTAAATCCATTTGTTAAAATTGCAAGTTTAATTGTTGGTGGACTTATTGCAGTTATAGGTTGGGATAATCTTAAAAAAGCATTTGACGAAGGCGGATTTATGGGAGCTATTGGTACAGCGTTTAAAACAATATGGGCTGGAATAACTCATTTGTTTAGCTGGGAATCACTTAAAGGTTATATTGGTGCAATGCTACCTTCAGGAAAAATAGGTGATTGGGCTAGAGGAAAACTAGGAATTGGAGCTTCTCCGGAAGCATCTGGAACTGTTACTACAACACAAAAAAATCCTACAATAGAAGAAGCAGTGTCAAATAGTGCATCTGCGTCAGAAATGAAGGAACTTACTGGTGATTTAGGCAAAACTGGCGATGCCAAAGATGCTAATGGCGGCGAAGGCGGATGGCTAAGTAATAAGTTAGATGGATTAATTGAAGTAATGAAAGGCAACAAAAAAGCCACTGAAAAGTTAAACGGTAATTTAAACGGGGGTTAGGAAAAATAATATGAGTTGGAAAAGATATTTTACACCAGTAGAAGGACAAGCAGGAACAAATAGTCCTTTAAGCATAGGTCAAGGCACACAGCCGGGACCAGCAAGATCAAATTATTCTAGCTTTTTGCCTGATGTATATACAGGTGCTCCTAACAGAGTTGAGCGTTACGGACAATACAATACTATGGATCAAGATAGTGAAGTAAATGCCGCATTAGATATTTTAGCTGAATTTTGTTCACAACAAAATCCTATCAATAAAACAAGTTTTAGTATTGATTTTAAAAAGATGGCTACTAATTCGGAAATTAAAGTTTTAGAGCAATACTTACAACAATGGACTAAACTTAATAACTTTGGCACACGCATGTTTAAAATTGTGCGTAATGTTTTTAAGTTTGGAGATGCATTTTTTATTAGAGATCCTGAAACTACTAAATGGCATCACGTTGATCCTGCAAAAGTTTCAAGTATTATTGTTAATGAATCTGAAGGCAAAAAGCCTGAACAATATATTGTTAAAGATATTAATTTAAATTTTGTAGACAATGTAGCAACAACACCTTATACTACAAACGGTAACGTAACAGGTGGTGGCGATGGGTACTTAACTGGCGGCGTCCGTGGTATGGTTGGAAATACACAAACGTCTGGTTCAAGTGCAGGACGCTTTGGACATGACAAAACTAAAGAACATGCTATCAGTGCAGAACACATGGTACATATGAGTCTAAGCGAAGGATTAGACAATAATGCACCTTTTGGTAATTCACTATTAGAAGGTATATTTAAAGTATACAAGCAAAAAGAATTGCTTGAAGATGCTATTATTATTTACAGAACACAAAGAGCTCCAGAGCGTAGAGTATTTTATGTTGACGTTGGTAACATGCCAAGTCATTTAGCTATGCAATTTGTTGAGCGAGTAAAAACAGAAATACATCAAAGACGTATTCCTAGTAAAACAGGCGGTGGCACAAGTGTTATTGATAGTGCTTACAATCCATTATCAACTAACGAAGATTATTTCTTTCCGCAAACAGCAGAAGGACGTGGATCTAAAGTTGAAACACTACCTGGTGGTACTAACTTAGGTGAGATTGATGACTTGAAATATTTTACAAATAAACTAGTAAGAGGTTTACGTATTCCAAGTTCATACTTACCAGCCGCGGCACAAGATGAAGGTCAAAGCTCATTTAACGACGGTAGAGTAGGTACTGCATACATACAAGAACTACGCTTTAACAAGTATTGTGAGCGTTTACAGAACCTTATAGCTGAAGTATTCAATCAAGAATTTAAACGTTACCTATTAGAAAAAGGTATTAATGTTGATATTGCAATGTTTGACTTATTATTTCAACCACCACAAAACTTTGCAAGTTATAGACAAAGTGAATTAGATAATCAACGTATTGGTACGTTTGCACAAATTCAAACAATTCCATTTATTAGTAACAGATATGCAATGAAACGTTTCTTAGGAATGAGCGATTCAGAGATTGCAGATAACGAACGCTACTGGAAAGAAGAAAATGATGAGACCTTATCAACCGCACCAACAGATGCAAGTGCAGAAATGCGTGGAGCAGGTATTAGCGGTGCTGGTATCGAGGGAGACCTAGCAGGTGAAGAACCAATAGGTGATACTGAAGGTATGGTTACTGGTGAAGGTGAAGGAGTTGATTCAGTAACAACACCAGACGCAGGGGGAGATGCTGGCGCAGAAACGCCTCCGGCATAAATACTAACATGATACTAAGAGAATTATTTTATTTTGATAAAGAAACAATTGATCCTATAGAGGACAAGCGTTATGATGCTACAGATGATAAAAGCATTGTAAACCGTGATGACACACGTAAAACACGTTTAACATTACGCCAAATAAACAAAGCTCGCAGATCATCAGAGTTACATCAAGAAGAAAAGCAAAAAGAATTAGAATTTGTACGCCAAATGTACGGTGTTCAAGCTCAACCTGAAGTATAGGACGATGTACAATGACTGTAGCCTTTGTAGTAGGTAATGGCGAGAGCCGAAAAGACATAGATTTATATCCACTTAAAAATTACGGAAAAGTATATGCATGTAATGCAATGTTTAGACATTTTGAACCGCATTATCTAGTTGCTGTTGACGTAAAAATGATACTTGAAATTAATCAAAGCAAATGGCAAATGGAACACGAAGTTTGGACAAATCCAAACAAACAGTTTCATACCTTTCAAGGGTTTCATTACTTTCAACCTAGTAAAGGCTGGAGTAGTGGTCCTACAGCATTATGGCTAGCAAGTACACATGTACATGATACAATTTATATGCTAGGCATGGACTTTCACGGTTCAAAGGATACTCAAGGCAACCGCAGTAAGGTAAATAACTTATACGCAGGAACACACAATTATAAGAGACAAGGTGAGGCCGCAACATACTTTGGCAACTGGGAAAGGCAAACAGCATCAACGTGTGATGCACATCAAGGTAAAAGATACATTAGAATTGTAGCAGATGATGATGATTTTATACCTAAACAATTAAAGAAATGTACGAATTTATCTCACATAACAGTGAGTGAGTTTAAAAGATACTATGATTTTTAAACGGTTTGCGACTAAACGATTCGTTTTGACGCCGTTTTCCGTACATTTATTAAACATAGTGTAAATAATACTAGACAGCCTTACATACTAATTAAACATATAGGAGAAAACAATGGCAGACAATAAATTAGAGCAAATGCTCGAAAAACTTGTCAATAACGATCGTGCTGGAGCAGATGAACTGTTTCACGAATTTGTTATTGAAAAGTCACGTGGTATCTATGAAAAGATGCTAGAATCAGATTTAGAAGATCTTGACGAAGTTAAAGACGAAGAAGTAGATGAATCATCAGATGATGAGGAAACTAACGAAGCTTCAGATGAAGAAGTAGATGAGTCTTCCGACGACGAAGAGACTAACGAAGCAACAGACGAAGAAGTTGATGAGTCAGATGAAGATTTAGACGAAACAACAGACGAAGAAGTTGATGAAAACTTCGGAGAAATTA